TTCAGCTTCTGTTTTATCTGTGAGTACCATAAGCAATAGTTCACTTAAAAAGTCTTGCATAAACACAGGAGTGTCTGAACGTTTAAGATCAAGACCCATTGCTTTTACTTTACCTACTTTACCGTCGACGTCCATACGTTCGCCTTCGTTATCATAAATCAAAGCCGCATAACGTTTCTTTGTAATAAACAAGCCTGACTCTGCAACAATCTCTCTACCTGCCGCAATAACGTCCGACCTGCTTTTTGGACAATGAAATGCTTCCATCATAAACTTTGGAAATGTTTCATTTGCTTCTTCACAAATTTGATCATAAAGTTTAAGAACGTTTTCTTTACCCCAAGGAATAGCACCTTTGTCAATATCTTCTTTTAGTACAGGGTGGGCACTAAAGTAAACAGAATCTGTATCACCATAGATAATACTATCTCCTACGTGATCATAAGTGCCTGTAATAACTTTGTTTACTTCTGCACTCATGTGCTTTGCAATAGCTCTACCTGTTAGTGTAGTTGATTGTCCAATACGTGGATCAAAGAATCTACAACCAGGATTTAGAATAGCACCGTACAAACTGTTCAAGTTAATCTTTTTAACTAACTGCCTCTTATCCCAAAACGCTTGTTCAATTTTGTTGCCGGCATCAATAGCTTTACCTTTTTGCTTTTGCAATTCTTTACGTTCACTATACCAACGTTTAAGTAGTCCTGGAATAACTCCGTCAAACTCGTTAGTTAATATAGTTCCGTTAGCAGTTAGCATCCACGGCTTGTGCGAATCAAATATTAATTTGTATACTTCAGCACCACTAAGCATTTCACTTTCACCGTTTTCAAAGTCAACAGTAATACTAACGTCTTTCTTTTGTTCCATAACTGCTTCGTATTCAATAGTACCAAAGCGGCCTTCCCAAGCACCTGCAAACGACTTCTTTTGAAGCGTCATTGCATCTTCAACCATTGCGTTAGTTAAGTCTGGACGTAGTTGTCCAACAACTGTTGCTGGATCCATATTCAATGCACGAATAACACTAGGATACAGACTGTTCAAGTCCATACTACCAATCCACTTGTGTACACCTTTTTTAGGAAATGCAACATAGGCACCCGCGGCAGGATCACTACCTGGCTCACGTTTTACTCTGTTAGGAACTTGTAGCCCTCTGTGATGTGCTTCGTTAATAATAGCTTGTTCTGTAACTGCAACTGCACCCATAGTAGTTTGTAGTAAAACTGTGTTACTGTGTGCTAGTTCGTTACTAAGGTCAATAAACTTTAGTTTCTTATCTAGTTTGTCTAGTAGTGCAACGTCTTGTCTGTTGTATTCAATAAACGTTTTAAAGTCGTTGTTATAAAGTTGATCTAATGTACCTTCGTATACAGTCTTGTTTTCACCAACTTCTAGTTCACCAATAGCATCTAGTCTGTATGTGTGTCTTTCTTCATATGTATACTTACGATATAATTCTAAACTATCTAAATGCACACGACCAATTAGATCATATGTTTCTGCTTTACGACCATACTTTTCATACTCACGTTTTTTAGGAAGTTGTTTCCACAAACAAAAACGTCTTGTATCATCTTTACTTAAAACTCTTTTTACACGATTAACAGTATACGGAATATCATAACCTTCACTGTTCCAACCTGTAAGTATATCACTATCTTGTATAATATCAAGAAATGCTTCTAACATATCTCCTTCTTTTTCATACAAGTATGTGTTAGGGAAATCTTTAACTTCTTCTTCTGCCTGTTCCATAGTTAAGCCTTTTGGAGGCATAGCAAATGTAACTAATGTATCTAACCATTGTAAGTGTACACTAATAGCAGTAATGGGCATAAACGGATCACTTGGATCAGCAAAGCCACGTTCTGGATCAAAGTCTGTCTCAATATCAAAAAATGCAACATTTAACTTAGGTGAATCTACATTTAAATAGTTTTCACTTAAACATTGGAAGATTGGATTAATATCACTTTCAAACAATTCTTTGTTTGCATTAATGGCTAGTTCTTTACGAAACTGTTTTGTGTTTTTAGCAACAATTCTGCTTAATGGATCACCGTAAATACTTTTGTACTTACCACGTTGATCTTTATAATAAAATGTGTATTTGATTGGATATTCTGCGTAAGAACGCTTACCATCTTTTCGTTCGACTACTCTGATCAAATCCTGATCACGATCGAACTGTGCGTCTACATAACTCATATTTTTACTCCTCGTATGTCACTTGGGGCTGACAAAAACCAATACTGTCGCTTATGGCCGACGATTACCTTCTTCTTTAATCTTTCTAAAATATTCATTCGCCTCTCTTGCCTTGTCATCTATCCAAATGTCATAGTGTGGCTTTCTAAAACTTAATGTTGTGTATAGTACACCCCATTTAGCAAATTGGTCTTTAGTAAGCTCACTCCAATCTTTGCCTGTGGTACCGCCTCTAGCAGTCCAATAATGTATTTCATTGCCTTCATTATACAACTTATTGAAATGTTGTATACGTTGAACATCTGGTTCACTAAATTCATACTCACTGTTACTATTATAACAGATTGTTTGATCTATGTCAACCATATATTTCATATTACGAACAACTGTATTAATGCCCAAAGGTTCATTGCTGAGAACCAAGAACAAAGTATAATTACAAATGCCGCTTGTCTAATAACTGCACTAACAATACCCAATAAACTTCCAACCAAATATAATGGTACAAATATTGTTGTTGCGGGATCTAATATAGTAAAGCTCAATATTGCACTTGCTGAGATTAAGAACAACGCCTCAATCATTTCGCAATAGAATGCAATAGGGCTTAGCCTATAGCTTGTTTTAAAAAAGTCGATTGCTCTATTCAAAATTATTTGTCCCTGCCAACTGTGGCTACTAGTGTTTCCAAATCATCAAATTCGTCAGCAACTTTATGCCATTCACCTTTTTGTGCGATCTTAATTGCTTTATTAATAAGACTAGGCTTAATGTCTAGTTCTTCTGCTACTGCTTTTACAGTATCTTTTAGACCTGTATTTAGATCTTCTACTTCTTGTAGTACTGTTACGCCTTCATTAACCAATCTTTCTAGTTTGGCTTTTTCTTCAGCGCCATATGTTCTATCACTCATATCAACTCCTTAATTAATTGTTATGTACATTATACACGAACTATTATTGCTTGTCAACAACTTTATTCCGCTTGTGTACGATGAATTGTTAAATTACCTGCTATTACTATTCGTTCGGCATCGTTCTTTTGTAGTGGTACTTCGTGTGTTACCCAACCCGGAAATACTGCTATAAGTCCAGGATTTGGAAATATTGCATTACCACTTGTTGGAAATACTAAAGGTGCATCATCTGGTGTTGCTTGTACATAATATACAAAACTCCAAATAGCAGGATGATGTGCATGTGGTTTACAACTATCACCTTTTTGGTATACTGCACCCCAACAATCTGTTACTTCATACTTACCACCAACTAAATGTTCAAGACCATTTTGTACAACTTCAATAGCAAAGTCAATAATCTTTTTAAAGTCAGGATCTCTAAACATTGTCCATTCTGTCATATTTGCTTGAACATTTGTTTTTCGATATTGGCAATCTCCTTTAGCTTTAATTTTTTCAGCTAGTATTGGATTGAGTACTTCGGCATCCTCATATATGTAGGTATAGATATCAGCAGATTCTTTGAACTCTAGTTTTTGCACGTTTGGTATGAACATGCAATTATTTATGTAGGGGTGTTTAAGGTATTGTTATTGCTGGTTCTGTCCGGCTTCAGCTTGTTTCATAAGTGCTTTGAACTTACCAAACAGTTGAGGATTTGACATCATACTTTGAATAGCAGTTGCATATGGAGCAATCGCTTTAATAATGTTTGGCGGTAATGTTTCACCTGCCGCAACTTTATCTAATCCTTTTGCAACTTGAGCACCACTTGCTTTACCACCAACAACACCTTTTAATGCTGTTGCTTTTTGTGCAACCTGTTGTGCTAGTTTTGGATCTGGTTTTTGTTCATCTGGAGCCGCTCCACTTGGAGCCGCCGCACCTGGTGCTTCTTTTACAAATTTGTTTTTAGCTTTTTTGAATTGTTTAAATCCTGTTTCAGGATCTAGTTTAACTGCACCGTCGGACCAATCTGTTCCAGTCCATGTCCAAGTTGCTGTGCCATCGTTGTATGCACTACCTGGTTTTAAATCATCAATTGATTTAGGTTCTTTTGTTGGTGCTTTGTCTAATGTTTTTGCACCTGTTGGTGCTGGTGCTTTTGGTTTTGGATCTTTAGTATCTTTAGCACCTTTGCCTGCAATCCAATCATCTGTTTCTTTATCGTCAATGCCACCTGCTGGATCAATTGGTGCTTTGTTACCATGAGCTCCGCCATACTTTTTAGAAATCGCTGTGTTAGTATTAGCCATGCCTTTACCTAAACGATTATTTCTAACTAAGTCGTCTGCTTTACCTAGTACTGCTTTGGTATTAAGCCAACCTCCTGGAGGTGCTTCCATTAAATCCGTAATCTTCATGTTATGCCTTTACGCACTTATTAACACGTTTGCCTGCGTTCTTCCCAGTACCTTTTTGTGTTCCAGCTCTCTTATAGCCTTTCCAACATTTTTCAGGACCAGCTACTTCTTCTAATTCTTTATCTGAAAGATTTAATGTAGTGTAACTGTCTTTGCCACAATCTGAACAACATGTGCTAACTTTTTCACTTAGTCTACTAGCTAGTGATTCTTTGTATGATTCGTTCTTTTTCTTTTCGTTCTTTGAAGCGTGTACTGCCTTACGTTGTGCATCGTTCTTGTACTTACCTTCATCTACTTTAGGATCGTTACAGTTACAATGTTCGCAACTTGCTGAACATCCACAGTCTTCTCTTTTAACATCTGCTCCACAACACTTGTCTGAACAATGTGTGTCTTTTTCAGATTCATTTACTGCTTCTGCTACTTCGTCAAACTTCATTTGGTAGTCTAAGTGATGATAAACACTACCTAAGTAATCTGCACTTTTAGTAATTTTACTTTGTACCCAACCTTCTAAGCCTGCTGACTCGTCAACACCTTTAAGCATTTCGTGTAGTTTGATACTGTATTTTGCAATTTTGTATAATTCAGCTCTAGCCATCTGTACTTCATGGTCTGACTCGGCTTTGTAAGCCATGTCTGCTAAACCTTCTTTTAGTTGTTTTTTGTTCATATTCATCACTTTATCTCTCTAATAGTATTTATCGTTTAGCTACTTTGCCACCAAAGAAACTGTCTGACGCATCTAGTGCATTAACTACTGTACCGTCTGCTTTTTTCTTAGATTTCTTTTTAGGTACACCGTTCTTATCACGTGGTATTTGTCCGTGTGCATGTACTGGATTAGCCACAGTTGCTATAGCACCTGCACTTGTACCGCCTGCTGTTGCAGTTTCTTCTAGGTCTTTTTGAAATAGTTCACGTATTAACATAACATTATTTATCCTGATTTAGCCATCTTAGTTGCTGTTGCGTACATAACTGCATCAGCATTGTCGCCATAACGCTTCTTAAAGTCACTTTTATTCTTTTTCATGCCCTTTACTATGCGTTCTTTTTCTTTTTCTTCGTCTTTACTAAGTTCACGTTCTTCTACAGGCTTGTTAAAGTAATCCTTTAATAGTCCAGCAGTACGTTCAAACTTGTGATCTTTGTGCTTAAATCCAACTCCGCCTTTAGCTTCCCAGTTTCTAATATTAGATCCAAAGTCGTCAATTAGTATGTTAGGTGTACCATCAGCTTGTTTAGCCCACTTATATTTGTCTGCGGATATAATAACTTCTTTAGGTGGAAAAAACGCTAGGTTCTTTTTAACCCATTCACGCTTGTGTGGTTCTGCTTTAGGATCGTTAGCTAACGGAGCACTTAATATTTTGTACTCTCCTTTTAGCTCTTTAATAATGTTTAATAAGTTTTGAGCATTATTTGTTAATGGTAATGATAACCAAAAATCATCTTTATCTCTAATTGTTTGTAATGCACTTTCGATGTCTGTAATTTGTCGCCAATCTTTACCTACTATCTTCTTCCAAGCTGGAAAGAAATCAGCTAGTACTCCGTCCATGTCTACGTATATTTCACTAACTGCTGATAGTTCTTTTGATTTTAATTCTTTTATTTGCGACTCAGTCATCCCCATATTAAATAAAGTATTTGGTTTTGTATTCTTATGTGCTTTCTTATGCATAGTATACAACGGCTTTCCATCTTTGTCAACCGAATTACCAAATTTCTTTGCTTCAATACTAGTTTGGTCCACTCCGACATCAGGAGTTGTGTTAACACCTTTTACAATGCGTCCTACGCCTTCTGATATCTCATGCCATCTCATTTCTTTTTTCGTCCTCTAAAACCCTGTGGCATATTTTGGTTAGTCATATAAGGTCTACTAAACCAAAGTTTAAACCAATCTTTGTCACCTGGTTTAACACCCATGGCTTTTTCTTTCTTCTTTAGAGCAGTTGCAGTAATGCTAGGATTTTCATTAACGTTGTATTCAGTATAACCTGAAAAATCTTTAATCCCTGCTAGTCTCTGTAGAGTTTTTATATCCATTCCAATATTCCATTCGCTCGTTAAAACTTGCACGTCGAGCTTCGTGTTCTTTTAATTTTTTTACGTAATGCTCAATATCTATCTGTATCTCGTTCATTTAAAATATCTTTCATTACTCGTGATGCTGTATCTGTAAAACAACGTGGAGCAACACTATGTAATATTAAAGCCGGAACTAACAGTTGTAATTTAACTGCGGTCTTTAGTGCGGCTTTCATATGCTGTAAACCTGTTTCGTTTTTTTCTTCTAAGTGAAGTTTACATTGTTGACTAAACATTATTTCTTCTTTCCTGATTTCATATTAGCACACCAGTGATACATTTTTGCTTTTTCACCTGATGCATTCTTTGCACGTTTACGTAATTGTGTTACTGTGCCGTTACAACTAGCACCTGACTTCTTTACTCTACCTGGACGGCTCTTACCTTTTTTTTTACCGTCTGCAAAGTTTTCATCTACGTGTGCATCATCTCCTGGCTTGTCAGCGTCTTGTGTTTTATAACCTACACGATTAAGTCCTTTTTTAAGATGCTCTTTTTCTTTCTTGCCGCCTAGTGGTACTATCATAACATCAGGCTCATCTCTGTTTGCACCTTTTTTTACAGCATCTAAATTAGAAATAGTTTTACCTACACGTAGGAAATCGTATGCTGTATCAGACTTTGTAAGAAATGTATCTTTAGGATTAGGAATTTTTTCGCCTTCGCTTTTCATAGCGGCAACGTTACTAATCATTTTATAAATATCACCACCTGCTTTTCTAAATGCTTGTGAAACTTCTTTTTCTGTAAACTTTAAATAGTCAACCATATACATTGCAAGACCAGCTTCGCCGTCGCCTTTGTACATATCAATTAGGTCTTGTTCTAAATTACTATTCTGTGCTTCTTTGGCTAAGTTAGTTCTAAGTTTATCTAACGGGTCTTGTGTTGAAATATCTGTATTGTTTGGTACTTTAATACTTACATTAATGTTTAAGTTATTAAATAAATTCTTAATACCGTTAACACTCTTTAGTGCTTTTTGCATTAGCTCTTGTTCATCTTCAGCTCTACTATCGTAAAACTTAATAAACTTCTTTGCTTCTTGTGGAGTAATTAATACTTCACCTCCGCTACTTGCACCACCTGTGTCTTTGTAACTTAACGGAAAAGGTTTACTGTCTTTACGATCAGCAATGTTATTAAGTACATCAAGTTTAGGTCTTTGTTGCTTTACACTATATTCGTCTAAACTTTCAGTAGCAAAATATTTGTCGTTAAATGCTTCTAACTCTTTTTCAAATGCATCTGCTTCTGAAGTGTCTGGTTTGAACTCTGTAAGTTCTTTTTCCATTTCTTCTTGGCTTAGACCTTTCTTCTCCATATCTACTAGTTGCATGTATAATTTTCTACCACCATATAGTGCTACAGCAATACCTACTGCTGGAAGTCCATATGTGCCTAATGCTTTTGTAACAGGATGATCTAAGAAACGTTTAGCCCAGGCCATAGCATCAGCAACCCAACCGCCAACTTTCCATAACCCTACAAAGAATGTAATTGCCCATTTATTATTGTAAAGCCATTTAGCAATTTTAACTGCATGTTTTCCGTACTTCAAAGCACTTAATGCAGGTGCTACCCATTCTTTAACATTTTCGTCTTGTGCTACGCCCATGCCTTTTCTAACTTGGTCGTACATTTGTTGTGCCATCTGTGGATTAGCAACACCTTGTTTGAAACTATCAAAGTCACCTTCTTGTGCCGCGGCTCTCATTTTACTTGCACTCATACCTTCAGCACCTTCTGCATCAGGATCACGCTCGCCAGCACTTACAATATTAATACTTTTAAAGTTATAGTCTTTACCATTGTAGTCATTTAATAACTTAGTAAATGAATCAACTCTATCTGAACCTGCTACGTATATAATGTCTGTATAACCTTTAGCTTCTAGACTTTGCATAGCTTGGATAATAGTTTTTACTTTAGGATCACCTACTTCAACTCCTGGAAAACTTTTAGATGCAAAGTACATCTTTTCTGGGAATGGTAGCGGATCTGTTTTAGGTTTTTGTGTTTGACTTAAAAATAAAAAAGGATCACCCTTTTGTGATTTAACTACGTCAGCTAATTTTGCATGTCCTATTGTAGGAGGGTTCATTCTACCAAATGCAAACACCGCAGTCTTAGGTGCTTCAAACAGCTCACGTAAAAACATTAGTACTCTCCGTCTCTAAGGGCTTCCATTTCCTCGCTACAGATTATTTCTGCTAATGAGTTATATTCTTCTTTAGTTAAAAGTTTTGAAGGATCTTTTGGAATATCAAATTTGTTACAGTAATGTTTACACCCTGTGTCGATCATACTTGATAAGTCATCTGGTACAGGACTTCTGCCACCTTTTAATTTATCTTGTAGTTTCGCCATTGTTGGATAATACTGTTTGCGATAGAACATCGGGTCATTCTTCATAAACACTTGCATGTCACCAATGACATCAAATCCTAAATCATTTTCTTTTGTTGGATCTATATCCGCAAACTCGTTTATCTTCATGTTACCACTTCCTACATGACCAGTAACGTGCCTTAGTACGTGGTCCTGGATTATCACAGTTGTGTCTTGCTCTAAAGCTCTTACGTCTTTTTGGATTATTCTTTTTAATGCTCATAGCTTTACCTTTAACACTACTTCCGCCGTGTCCAAAGTTTACTTTTTTAACATTACCTGTTTTAGGATCTTTTACATATACTTTAAATTTCTTAACATCGCCTTGCATAGGCTTTCCAAGTTTTACTTTACGTCCTTGGTACTCTGCTTCGTCCATTGGATCATCATCTTCGTTCCAATGCATAACGCCGTACTGCTCGTAAAACTCATCATCGTCATCATATGTTTCTTCAATAATATCTTCGCCAAGTCCTGCACTAATTTCAATATCAAAGTCATCGTAACCTTGTTCAAACATATAGTTTGCTAGTCTGTTAGCGTACTCGGTTGACTCGTCTTCTGACAGCTGTCTTGGTAAAGCAATTTCCCATGCTGTACCACCCTGTTCAGTTTCGTAAAGGTTCTGATCAGGAAAGATACTTTCGTCTAACAACTTAGTCGTTTCCTGTTTCTCCATTACTATTCTTACAAAATGTTCCATCTTATCTCCTAGTGGTTTAACAGTACACTATTTACTGCTCCTGATGTGTAAACTGCTAACACTCTTACCCAAACAAAGTTGCCAGTAAAGTTCTTAAAGAAGTTACCGTCTGATCCTGTTTCATCAGTACCAGTTATATCAAACCAATCATCTGATGTGGGTGTTACTGCTAACGTTCCTTGCATCTTAATTGTTCCGTTAAAAGCTAATAGGTTATACTGCACAGTATGGAAACCATCTGCACGACCGTAGTAGCCGTCTCCCTTAAACTTATCACCTGTAATAGTCTGTGTTGTACTATCCCCTGGGTGTGTGTTTGCTGTTAATATTGTTGTACTATTGGACATATAGTTATTTATCTAGATCTTTACTACTTACAATTTTGTCGATACGCATCAAATCCTTCTTTAAGAACAGTCTAATTAGTGTTATAGTGCCTTCATCTTTAACATACATGTACATACCCTTCAAGTTATAACCACGTTTAATGTCACTTAAAACACGATTACCTATCTTAATCTTATCTCTATTCTTAATACAGAACTCAGCTAGGTTTGGATCACTAGTACCGTTAAGTGTAATCTTATATGCGAAGTTAATAGTATCATTAATGATAACGCCCTTTGGTAAATCAATGTCATTGACTGGCATGTGTACTGAAGTTACTGCGTTTAATTTCTTATCTAACTGCTCACACCATTCAAAATTGTTAGTATAAACACCTAAGTGATACTGTTCACAACGAAGTGTGAATTCTTCTTTTTGTTTTGTAAATTCTGAAAGGAGTAATTGTAAGTCTGCTAGGTCTTCTGAGCTAACAACTATTTGACGTAGGCCAATACCCCAAGTTACCTTGCCTGTATCTGCTTGGAGTATGGCTTCGTCTATAGATTTTCTTGCTAAAGTAAAGTTCTTGTTTCTAAATACAAAGCCTAAAGCGTTGCGTAAATCAACTTTATACTTGTACTTGTCAAAGAATAATTTAGTACTATCAATTTTGATCAACTGTTTCTGGCTCCTTGGATTTACTCTTTACTGTTTGTAAATCAAATGCACCATCTTTAACATTAATATGAAGTGTACCACCATTTTTAAGATCGCCAAACAATAATACCTTAGACAACGGAGTTTTAATATCATTATCGATGACACGTTGCAGTGGTCTTGCACCCATCTTACTATCAAATCCTTTATCAATTAAGAAGTCAATAGCTTCGTCTGATATAGTAGTTTCAACACCTTTGTCAGTTAACATAACTTTAAGATCAACTAAGAACTTACCAACAATTTTAATCATTGTGTTCTTGTCTAGCTTACCAAATGTCATAATACCATCTAGTCTGTTTCTAAACTCTGGAGCAAAGAACTTTTTAAGCTCACCATCGTCAAGATCTTTTTCCATTTCGCCAAAGCCTACTGTATTAGTTTCAGCTTCTGCGGCTCCTAAGTTAGTTGTAAGAATTAGTACAACATTTCTACAGTCAGCAGTCTTACCGTTACTACCTGTAACAAATCCGTTGTCCATAATTTGTAACAATAATGAACTTACATCTGGGTGTGACTTCTCAACTTCGTCAAGTAGTAATACACAGTTTGGATTTTCTTGTACTTTAGTAATTAGTAGGCCACTATTTTCTTCAAAGCCTACGTATCCTGGAGGCGAACCAATTAGTTTAGCAACACTATGTTTCTCTTGATACTCTGACATATCAAATCTAATTAGTTTTACACCTAATTGTTTTGCAAGTTGTTTAGCTGTTTCAGTTTTACCTACACCCGTTGGTCCCATAAACACAAACGAACCAATTGGTTTGTTATCTGCTTTAAGTCCTGCTTGTGCTACGTGAATCTTATCAACAATACTATCAATTGATTCGTCTTGTCCGTAAATCTCAGCTTTCATATTATGGTTTAAGTTAGCAAGGTTGCTAGTTTCAGTTTCCATAATTTGTTCTTTAGGCATGTTAACCATCTTAGCAAGTTCAAACTGTATTTCTTTCATGCCAACTGTTTTGTTTGGCTCTTCTTTAAGTTTAAATCTTGAACATGCTACGTCTAGTAAGTCAATAGCTTTGTCAGGTAACTTCTTATCTGTTTGATACTTCACACTAAGTTTAATTGCAGTATCAATAGCTTCATCTGTAATAGATACTTTATGAAATTCTTCGTAATACTTTTTGATACCTAATAAAATATCTTTAGTAATTGCATTACTAGGTTCGTCAACACTTACACGAGCAAATCTACGCATCAATGCACGATCTTTTTCAAAGAACTTTCTATATTCTTCCCATGTAGTACTTGCTACAACTTTAATATTACCTTTTGTAAGAATAGGCTTTAACATATTAGCTAAGTCGTTTGATTGACCTTGTCCACCAGCACCAGCACCACTAATCATATGTGCTTCGTCGATAAACATAATAGTTTTGCCTTTCTTCTTAAGGCCAGCAATAACTAATTTAAATCTTTCTTCAAAGTCTCCTCTGTACTTACTACCTGCTAACATACTACCAATGTCTAAATTGTATACATTATACTCTTTAAGGAATTCAGGACAGTTGCCTTGTACAATATTATATGCAAGTCCTTCTGCAATAGCAGTTTTACCAACACCTGGCTCACCAACTAGTAGTACGTTGTTCTTTTGTCTACGTCCTATTGCTAGTGCAATGTTTTCAAGTTCTTCTGAACGTCCAATAACAGGATCAATCTTACCTGATTCAGCATCAATATTAAGATTAGTTGTAAACGATCGCAATGCACGATTAGCCATGCCTTGCATTTCTTCATCTTCGTAGTTTGCTTCAAGTTCGTTGTTTAGATAGTCAGCAAACTTTTCTTTTTCAATACCTACTTCGTTAATAAAGTATAATGCCCAGCTTTTCTTTTCGTTAAACATACTTAAGAACACATCAGTAACTTCAATACTGTTACGACCGCTAAACAACACTTGTG